GGGAACGGAATTCTAGCAATAGCCCGTCCTGCTCGTGCAGACAATCAGACTTGTACGCTTTCACAATTCCAAGATCGCAGTCAAACTTCCTCCGCTCTTCCCCATCTCCTTTGGTAAAGAGCGGAGCGGTTTCTAGGTGGAGTTCTGGGAGCTCCTCTTTTATCATACCTTCCAGTTTCTCATTGAACAGAGGCTGATAGGCGTGAAAGTCGGAACTGATCTGCCAGTAGTTTCCAACATTCAGACCGCTGGCATGCGCGATATACTCCTGGAGGATGGACATGTGAACCGCGTTCGCGCCGTATGCTCCCCAGATGATATCGTTGCTACGGTTGAACACTATCATATCAAGCCTGTCCATCATAACGCGAAACTTGATGCTGATGTTGCACGGAACGTCCTTGGTTTCCCTTTGGGTCAGTACGTCGTGACGCGGATCAAACATACCTATCACAAGCCGACGGTCGTTAGGGTTCTTGATAATGTTTTGGATTGTTGCTTCAATCTGGTCAACGTCAAAGTAGTGTCTCCACCGCCATCCATACGAGGCTGGGAGTGATCTACCGTCGTCGGAGAATTCTACCATCCTCTTGTTGAAGTATGTCAATTGACTGACCGCTTGGCATCCGGCCAGCATCCAGAGCGCTTCGTACAAGTGAAAGAATGGGTTCGCCTCACGGCTTGCCCAGGTTATCACCCTTCGCCTTGGATTGAGATAATGGGTGGTCACGGGCATTGGCATAGAAATCGCCTTCCCGTTTCGTGTGTCAACGATATTGCCTTTATCACGGAGAAGTTTCATCCCCTGATAATAAGCATCATTGACGGATCGTGCTGTGATAACGTACATGATTCATTCCTTTCAAGAATGATATGTTATAGTTTTATTTCGGCAAGATATATTTCTTGCGACGAATGCTGGACCGCCGAACGCCTTCTTCGTATGCTTTCTTCCAGGCGATGCGAACGTCGATTCTTGTTCCGCCGCCAAACGACGTCTTCGTTGTCTTTTCTACGGCTGTTACAAATTCAGGGAACATATCCTGGAGGCGATATGCCATATCATCCATGAGTTCCGCTTTCCTGTACCATGTCGCCCCTCCAACCGTAGCAGATCCATTCTGATTCTGGGCGAATTCGTAGTTCACGATATTGCGTTTTCCCTTCAGCATCATTGATAAAGTAAAGTGAAAGTCCATCCGGCATTTGATACCGTCCCAGCGAACTCCGAGATTTTTCACAATCTTAGCATCATAGAACAGCGCTCGCATGGCTCTGGTGTTCGTAACATACGGCATCTCCACGCGATTGTTTCCTTCTCGCGCTGATATAGCACCATGATGAAACCCGTGATCCATGTATTCGTCAATCGTCTTTATCATGTCTTTGAAATCGCCCTTGGTCAACTGTTTCAGTTTCACCGTGTCTTTTTCTCTGCGGTAGAAAGATAGGTCGTCGTCAAGAACGAGATGTCTGTTATCGTTATACTCTAAGATGAACTGGCGAATATCTCCAGCCTTATATTCATCAGGAACTGATACAAGATTCTCCAACGGTACTTGTTTCACCCATAGATGTCTTTCACACGTTGGGACAATGATGTACGGCTTGCACCAATCAAAGGCGTGAATATTCTTTATCGTCGTCTGCTTATTGAAACGACCCCTGGTCAAAATGAATATATCCATGGCATCATCCTCTGTTGGCAAGATTGTTTGACTTCAGCCATTCCCTGAAGCGGATAGTTTCCTTCATCACTTCGCCTTTATCACGGAACCCAATCTCTAGACCATCCCATACAGCATTCTCTCCAGAAGACCCAAAGAAATAAAAATTCATCTTATCTATTGTGAGATCTGTTATATTGACCGAAAACTTTTCTGGGTGATCGTATATCGCAGATCCTGGCAGTGGAACGAATACAGTACAAGCAACGAGCGTCGGTCTGCATCGCATGAGCGCTTCAATATTCAAGTCCACGGTGTGCTTCGTCTGCCCTGGGGTCTTTATCATCATGAGCGCTCGTGTTAGCAGACCGCTTTCTTTCGCAGCGCAGATCGCAGATTCATTGTCTTTTGCTGTTGTACCTTTCTGAAGCATCTGAAGAACGTTATCGTCAAACGATTCAATTCCAAACGATACTTCCTTGCATCCTGCTCGTACTAGCATATCAGCGATCTTGCGATTGAAAGGTCTTACTCGTGTTGAAATCCGCCATGATATATCAAGTTTCCGTTCTACGATAATGTTACAGATATCCTCCGCCCGTCCTACGTCAGCAAGAAACATATCATCTGAAAACCGGAACTGACGAATGCCAAGGGTTTTCACAACGTGTTCAATTTCGTTGACAAACTCGTGCGACTCACGGAATCGTATCTTGTTTGATACTCCTGGGGAAGAACAGAACGAGCATCGGCAAGGGCATCCTCTGCTTGATACTATGACCGTGGACGCGCCTTCGTGAAAGTTTTCACCATTGGCGAAGATTGCTTTGCCGTTCGGGGCAAGATCGCGTCGTGGGAATGGTAGCGATGAAAGCCTCAGCGGAGGGATTCCACGGTGAATATGAGGTGTGATACTACTGTCCCACTCTTCTCCGTCAATATCATCCATTATCTGTATGATGTTACTTTCACACTCACCTATCACACAATGGTCAATGACTACCTTATCCATGAATTTGATTGTTGTATTCAATACTCCTGGACCCCCGACAACGATAGGAGCCTTTGAGAATTCCTTCACGGCATGAGCGAATCTGTTCGCCTGAGTGATCTCTAGACTTGTGATAGAGATCCCTATGATATCAAACTTCTCTATCATATTCTCTGCTTGGAGATCGGCCAACGCCTCCCAGGTCAACTTAGATGCGAAGTTGAAAACTTTCACATCGTACGATTGTGTTAGAATTCCTGCCAAGTATAACACTCCGAGCGGAGGTTGCGACTCTGGCGTTGTCAAGTATGGTTTCGGGAGTGATATAAGAGCGATTCTCATGGCATGCCCGTCCCGTTGTACTTGCATTTCATACGGCGACCATCCCAGACGCGAAGGTACTTATCCACCTCGCAAAGTGAATGCTCTATATCACGCATCTCTAATGGATGCGGGAGCCCTAGTTTCTTCCACTTGGTTTCACTGTCCTTCAGAAGTTTCTGCATCAGTTCCAAACATTCGTCCGGCGTGATATTGTGCTCTTCGTCGTTATAGAAAATACGACCGAGCCCTCGCTTCGCCCCAGGGCCAGCATTCGCCCAAGTCATGTGATCGCTGCCATCGTAGTACCTTGTCCACCGTAGATCGGTCGCTACTTCATAGGCAATGAATGGCCCGAACCCAAGACCCTCGCGCAATATCGTCCAGGTGTTCTTGATACCATCACGGTATCCATGCCCGAACGTGTCGTTTTCATAATGATACGCATACGACGGGAACAGAACCTTGTTCACGGTATAAAGATACTTCGGGCCAGAGACGCCTCCTGCTGTGATAATGTATGCTCCACCGTAGATGCGCTCGCCGTCCTCGTCCATCGCACCGAGCACCTTCAACGCATGTTTCTTCCAGGCATCGGGCTCCTGGACGGGAAACCCAAGTCGTTGCAATGTTTCAACCTTATTGATTTGACGGGCGACTGCCATTGCGAACCACAGATTGGGATGCCCCTTGTACGGCTCCCTCCAGTTCTTGCGAATCCAGATTGTAACCTTATCGTCCTCGCGGAAGACGTTACAGAATCTGTATTGCTGCAAGGTTGCGTCTGTTGTCCACGGTGCTTTCTCGCCCCGCTGGCGCTTCTTGAAGATGCTGTATCTCTCTTTGAGAAAGAACCAGAATGTTTCGTATGGGGTCATGACGATTTCCTTTTCATGGTGAAGACCATGGGCTTCTTGGCGAATGAAACTGAAAAGGGGTCGCTCTGATCTATGTTATCAAAGAGTTTCAGTTTCTGGATGAGGTTGTATATCTTGGAATCCAGTTCAAATGCTGTACGCTCCTGACCGTCCTTACCCTTTACCTTCATCTTATGGACAACGCTCATTCGGTATAACGCAGAGATTTCCATCTCGGCTGTTTCAACAGTCATATCACGATACATGTGAGGAATCACGTCTCGCACGATGAACGGCTGAACCTTGTACATATCATAGAGCGCTTTCACAAGGATCATTCTATAGTGAATCGGCGTATCCCTAGTGATTTTTCTCACGAGGCGGAGCACCCTTTCATCGACTGGCGAGCATCCAATATGGGTCGCCGCTCCCGCTGCTATAACAGCGAGCGTCGTTGCGAACCGTGTTCCGCCAGCGTGATTCGTATTGGTTTCATTCACGTTCGTGAACTTGTCCACCTTGCTGGAACCACGGATGCGCTCGCAGAACGTTCCAAGATCGATGAACACCTGCATCTCTTTTTCCCCAGGATATGGGATGGGGCTGGCGATTTCACGCTTCATCGCACCTATCACCGCTTCCTTCGTTTCCCTTTCCATGTCTTTTCTGAAAGGGGTGTTCCGTACTGCTTTCTCAGAAGCAAGACGATCATCCTTCTCACGGTTGGATGGCTTGCAGATGATCGTCTTGACGAAACGTTCCCCCATCTCAGGCGTGTCAATCTTCCAGACTTCCATTGTGACGCCAGCGATGATTGAAACATGCAATTTCGGATAGTCACGGACTACTCCATTCCCGTATGCGTTATAGAAACGACCGTTGGATATATCACGAAGCAAAGACTGGACACGCATCACTTCTTCCGACCCCTGGGAGAGAGTGACTGACATGTCGCCGACAAGTAGTACAGACTTAGAAGCGCCATTGCCGAAATCGTTGAACTGTGAAAGTATGCTCGGATCGCTTCCGCCTTGCATGCTGAACCCTGATACAAGGGTTGTCCCACGGACTTCTGAAAGGAATACTGCTTCTTCAATGGCGTCCAACGACTCAACGATGGTGGACTTACCTGTAGCAGAAGGGCCGACAATGTATATCCACGGAGCAGGCTTCAGATCCATCTTGGTAGCGAAAAGAATTGCCATCTCTATATCAAGACCGTCCTTCAACGCTTGTGTCATGTGATACCATTTCGAAAAGACTGCGTGAAACTCTTCGTACGTCTTTACCGGAACAGCATCACGGTCAATCGCGTTCTGCGGTTCTACTGCTTGCGCCGCCCCTCGTTTCCCTTTCTTGGATTCTTCCGCCGAACCTTGTATGGTAGGTTTCAGTTCCGCCTTCATGCCAGATAGAATTTCTTTCGGTGATAGTTCGCTTAGAGACGCCTTGATAAATTCATCAACGTCCCATTTCCCTTCTAAGTCGGTAGACCAGTGAAGGTATTTCATGGACGATGTTATACTTCCGAGGCGCTTTCGCAGAACGCCATTCCCTGAAAGACCACCCTTATCATTGTCCAACATACAGCAAACATTCTTTCCACGGAACCATTCTGCCCATTCATCCTTGAAGGTAGTAGCACCAGGGACGCCAACGACCGCCCCTGGGGTTTCAGTTTGAGCAAGCAACCACCTGAGCGACAGGAAATCCCATTCGCCTTCACAGATATAGACCGGATCCTTACCTCCTGTCGGTATCAGTTCCGCGCCGATAAGACCCATCTCCCCTCCAGGAATAGATAGGAATCGCCGCTTGCCTTTCACAGTACGGGTTCGCTTCAGCCCCCATGCTTTCAGACTTTTGGATAAAGGTGATATCACCGTGAATTCTTTGTATAACGGGTCAAACCCGAGCATGCTATAGTCAAAGCATCCAACGGGCATCTTTCGCCATTCGCTCAGTTCTTTTTTCCTGGAGGGAGAAAGAGCGCTCTTGTATATCTGGTCGTGAAGAACCTTAGCGATTGTTCTGGCGTTCCCACGGGTGGAACACCCTTTGCAATCAAAAGCACCGTCGTCAGCGATATAGAACTTCTTCTTGCCACACAAGAGGCACTCAGCAATCAGTTCCCCGCCGTTCTGCTCTGATATATCAAATCCAAAGGATTCGTAGAACTTTATCGTACGGTCTCTCATACAGAAATTTCCTTTACTGAACCCCATGATATTGTTGAGCGCTTCATACCGATTGGGAATTGTATAGGCGACCCAAGGAATTGCCAGTCCACCGACATCGCCTGCTCCACCATCCGCAGGAATTTCACATCCTCAGATAATGGTATATCACATTCAATCAAAAGTTCGTCGTGGATCTGTAACAGCATTTCGGCGACCCCTTTGAAACGTCGCTCAAACAAATCATTCAACGCAATCATCCCAGACTTGAGCAATTGAGCGGCAGAGCCCTGAATGATATAGTTTGTCAATTTGTATTCCGAGCCGCGTTCGGCATAGTAGCGAACCCCATACGGTGAATCGACGTAGCGGTTCGCCTTGCCCGAGGCTTGTATATGCTCCATGAACTTTCGCACGGCTGGGAACTTTTCAAAGTATAACGCTTTCATCTCCTTTGCTTCTTGTGCGCTGACCCCAATCGCCGCTCCGACTTTATCATCGCCAGCACCGTAGATGATACCGAAGTTGATATTCTTGATGCGCTTTCGCACGGTGGAAGCCTTCTTCTTTTCAGCCGCTTCCTGGGGAGAAAGTTTATCACCGTTCTTTTCTTTTGCCTTTGCTCGCTTTACCAAGACACGGTCGTACGATCCTGGCCATACCATATCAGCGACCGTTTGATGCGCGTCCTCGCCGCCTGCCATACGCTTCAGCATTTCTTTTGCATCGGCCAGCAAGGCAAGAACCCAAACTTCAATCTGAGAATAGTCAGGCGCGAGGAACGCTTTTCCTGGTCTTGGGATAAATACTTCACGGACGCGATAAGGTATATCAGTCTTCTTCTTACCTGATTCATCTGTGGCAACGTTCTGGAGGTTCGGTTGCGAACTGGAAAGACGGGTTGTGACAACCTTCGTTTGATTGAAATTCGGGTGGAGGATAAGTAGGTGCTCGTCCTCGTGCGGAACTGTAACAGCCTTCTCCTTGTACTGATCAACGAACCCGAGCATCGTGCTCGCGGCTGAATTGTGGAGCATAGCAAAGGCCAGCGGATCTTTCGGCTTCAGCCCGTCGCCAGAATGTTCAATCCCAATACTGTCAAGGAAGTCGGCATCACACTTGGGGGATTTGCCAGTGTTCTGACATATCTTGCACCCTTCGCCCTTGCACCATACGCACTGAGAAAAAGTAAGTTTCTTCCCGCGACCGTTGGAAGAATATATCAGGGGCTTGAATCCGCGCCGACCGAAGAATTCTTGCTGCTTCTGTTGCCAGGAATTCGGGTTGAATTCTTTTCCCGCTTCCTTCTTTATGATCTGACCGTGCTTGTGTGTTATATTGCCGTAGAATTCTTTGAGCTCTGTTATAGTTTCCTCGGAGACACGAACGCCTGTCTGTTCCATCTGTGATAGAACTTTCATGACCTTATGTTCACGGTCAATCAGGGCTGTGACATTCTTTGGAAACTTCGTTCCTACGTTATCTTCGTCCCCAAGATAGTCTTCCTGGGCGAGGTGCAGGCTCATAGTACGGAGCGCATCAAGCCGCCCATACTTATCAAGAACTTCTTTATCAGCGAGGCAGTAGTCGCCTTTCACGTCTTCGGCCAGAGCCCACCCTTTGCTCTTGCCTTCGCGCCGCCCTTGTATTGTGGAGGCTGTTAGGGCATCCTCGTCCTCGTCACCCATGTTCAGGAGCCGCTTGGCCAATCCTTTCAGGTCTTTGATGGGAAAGGTAGGGTCAAGACAATACTGCACCAGGAGCACGTCCCTGACGGGCCCTCGCACGTCAACGCCGATGCTTTTCAGCATCATGAAATCGAACTTGTAGTTCGCAAAGATCTTCAGCACTTTTTCCGATGCCATGCACCGCTTGAATCGTGTGAAGTTTTCAGAGTCTGTGATAAAAACTTTTCGTGTGAAAGGGTCAAACGACCATCGGAAGGAGGCAGTATTGCCGTCACTGTCCGACATTGAACTATAGAACGGGCGACACGGTGAATACTTCCTATCCACCCCTCGCTTGCCGTATGGGTCAAGTCCTGTGGTTTCAGTGTCCACCGCTATCTGTGATAGTTTATCAAAGGAGAAAGAATCAAATCCGCGCTCTTCTGGAGGCGGGGATATAACGAACTTCGGCATTGGTGGCTCCAAGCAAGAAGATAAAGAAACGCCGACGGAGGTAGTAAAGGGCCTCCGTCAGCGTCACCCGAACCATCGTGTGGTTCTTTATCCGAGGCGGTCTGGCGAGATCTTGAACTTTTCGTCGCTTTCAAGATCCTGGACAATGATCTTACCTTCTTCGGTAAGAATCTTTGTCACTTTCACAGAACGTTCTTCGCCCTTGATTGTGGCATTGGCGATGAGACCGACTTTCACTTCAACGGTTTCGTCGTCGTCACCGTCCACCGTTTCATCTTCGTCGTCATCTTTTTTGGCCTTGGCTTTTTCTTTGCCCTTTGCCTTTGGCTTTTCTTCAACGGTTTCATCCTCGTCATCGTCGTCGCTGGCCTTTGCCTTGGCTTTCGCCTTGGCCTTTGGTGCTGGCGCATCTTCATCTTCGTCTTCGTCAGCATCAGCCTTGGCCTTTGCTTTGCCTTTGCCCTTCTTCGTTGAGTTTTCTTCCAGACCGATTTCTTCCGGGGTCAAATCTTCCATAACCTTCTTCAGACGGATGTTCGTATAACCATCCTTTTCGGTGGTACGGAATTTCACAACGATGTTTCGACCAGGAAGTTCGTTAGCGATTTCGTCCAGGGTAGCGGCGTCCAGGTCTTCAATCTTGTCTTGATAACCAAGCAAGGCCAAGAACTTGAACAGGAAGACCACACGGTCTTCTTCAAACGAAAACCAAAGTGAAACGGTTCCGCCTTTCACGGAAGGGTCCACGTCTTCGCCGCCGACGGAAATATCACACACGATCTGAGCGCCCTTGGCGGTTTCCACGCCTTTGATGCCCTTGATCAGCCCAAGGTATTCGCCCGGATCCAGTGCGACATTGTCTCCACCGTTGGGATTGTTTTGGAAAGCCTCACGTCCGGCGGACAGGGCATTGCGTGGGATTTTGATACCGAGACCCATTGTGTTCTCCTTTATATGGAGGTGAATCCTGTGACCGGGTTGTATCACAGGAGTTTATCAGAAGTGAAACGTATCACTTCTTGAGAATCATCTTTTTCTTTGGCGCTTCTTCTACTGGTTTCCTGCCGTCAATTGTAGTCTGCTGATTTTCAAATGCACGGATAAAGTTCTTGAAGGATTGCTCGGGCGATGAGCCCATTGGGATTGCCGTTATACGTTCGCCCGAAGTAGTACGGAACCGATGCTCAAGCCTGCATCCTGCCACGATTGTTTCATCCCCACAGATTTTCGCCACTCGGCGAGCACCGTCGTACTGATACGAGATGATGATGTCCACCAATGCTTCAACGACGTTGAGCGCCTGCTTGGGCATCGTCGGCTGGATGCGCTCAAAAGTGTTACCTTCACGGTCCTCAAATTCTTTTTCAGTGTCGTGACTGATAAAGATAATTCCTGGGCTTCCTGGGAGGTGAAACAGCCGTAGGATCGCGGAGCGGAACGCGTCCGAAATCTTCTTCCACCCTTTGCCATACTTTTCATCGCTCGGGTGTTCCCACCCTTCCTTCTTGCATACGGACTGGAGGCAGATCTCGTATGCAAGGTCCACCGTGTCCACCACAATGGTGGAGAATTTCTTCTTCGGTGCTGTTTCAAGTGTTTTGATATAACCAAGGAAATCTCCCCAGGATGTTATATCAACGGAGAACACTTCAAGAGCCTTGGTCCCCGGTTCCGTCGCCAGGAAGAGAGCATCAGGGAAGTGAGATGCGACCGAGGTTTTTCCAATCTTCTTTGCACCGTACAAGAGAATGGAGTAGTCCGAAAGCGTGTCGCTTGGTACGTTCCGCTCGGTTGGAAGATCGAAGGTTTTCTGTCCAACCTTCTTTTGTGATAGCTTCATTTTCATGTGATCCCTTTGGGTTGGATGGGAGGGTAAGTATGTTCACGGGGCGGCGAACGCAAGGAATATGAAAGTCGCAGCGGGACTATGGTTTGGGAAAAACCTCAGAACTTTGTACCTTTCTGGATTCCGGATCTACTGTTATATGACCGGACGTATCACCATTGGCGCACAAGGGCAGGAATTCGCAGACTCCGTACTTGTGTTCGCAGTGACCAGGATTCGCAAGGAAATCCAGAACGGTTGGATCTTGCGATCCTTTGTATAACGAGTCCCACCATGCAAGATATTCTTCGCATAGTCTGGTCAGCCGTGCCTTTGCTTTCTTGATATCGTCCACCGTTATATCAGAATCCTCGCGGAAGAAGTAGTCTTTCGGATGCTTGGTCATGTCCTCCAGAATACGGTCACCGAATTCTACCTTTCCTTCGTTCTGCTTTTGACGGAGCTCGGGCTTCCGAACGATGTTATACCTTCGCTTCCCTAGTTCATAACCATACAACGAAGCGGCGACGGTATAGAATGTCAGTTGAAGATCCATGGCCAGAACGTCTGTTATATTATCCGCGTCAATCCTGGAGCGAAACTTACTTTCAAAGACGCAGAACTTTTTCTTCTTCATGAACCCGCCGTCCATTGTGCCAGTGATCTTGACCCCTGGGGCGATATGGCATGCGAACCGCCCTTCAATGGTGCGCCATACTATATCAAAGTCTTTTTGATAGTGCTGGAAATATGCAAGCACCACGGGGCGAAGTTTCGTGAGCGTGTCTTCTGTTACTTCACGACTGGACGCATCGTCCGGCATATTGTCCAGCGTGTCGTTCGCGATACCTGTAAGAGCGGTTGAGACGCCCTTCATGTTCTTTATCTTGCCGTCGCGGATTCCACGGTAGATCTTTTCCAGGGCATCGTGATACATGCTACCTTGAACGAAAGCCGCCTTCTTTGCCATGATAGAACGGAGGCAAAAGTATTGTGATAGTTTCGCCTGTTGTCGGCATTGAAGAAACGTGGACAGATCGCTCTGCCGTATGCCGTGAACCCTTGGATCCAGCGGTTCGAATTTGTCATTCAGTTTCATTCGCAGCTTCGCTTTGATGCTGAATGCTTTGGGGTTGAAGTTATGGTTCATGATTTTCTTTCTTTTCTTGGAAAACGAGCGGCTCGCTCTGGTGATACGTCTAGGATAAGAAACACTTCTCGTCCTTCTTTCCATCCTCCGACATACGCATCTGGCACGGTCTTGTCAAAGCAGGAAAGAATTCTAGATTCAGTTTCTTCGTCAGCCCTCTCCTGGTCTTCGCATAGTACAATTCTCATGATTTTCTTTCTTCACCGTACAGGACGAAAAGCCCCAAGCCAATGGCGTCGGCTTCATGGGTTGTATTGGTGCTCGGCTTCAATCCTAGGCGAGCGAATCTCTTTTGCAATCTTTTTTGATGTACGATTTTTGGTATCTGGCCCTTCCATCTCTGTACTGGAATTGGGAAGATATTGGCGTCAGGAAACCAAGCAAGAAAAGATCCAGCAATCATTCCCGCTGTTATACATAGTTTCACGACGTCCTGTTTCGCAGCGGATATCATTGACCGTTCGGACGATTGGAAATCAATGAACGGCATCTCATATACCAAAACACTGACCGCCCCGTCTGAAAGATCTATCTCATCACCCAAACGAAATACAAGATCTTCTGATTTATCTTTCCAATTCTTTCCTCTCGGGGAAATCGCAAACGATTCTTTCAGCGTACTCCCCTTCCAAACTGCAATTCCTGTACCACCGATACCTGGATCAACACTGATCCAACGCTTTCCTCGCAAGCGTTCGAGCAGAGACGGTTCTTTTGGAGGACAAGATACTACGGACTTCTTCATCGGTGGTTCCTTTCGTGATAAGATCGATGATGAGTAGGTTCTTCTTTCCTGGGAGGAAGATACGGTCTTCGCTCTGCGCTCTTTGCTCCAGGGAATAGGAATTAGAAAAGTATATCGCCGTTGATGATACAGAAAGATTGAGACCGAACTGACCGAGTTTCTTTTGGATAAGTATAACATTCATGGACGGTGACGTATTGAATTCTTTGATCATTGCTCGGCGTTCGTGTGTTGGGGTTGTACCCTGCATTGAACGGCAAGCGATACCTTCTTTGACGAGGCGTTCCTTGGCGTTCTGTATTTCAGCGGAGAACGCGAACCATACAACGACCTTCTCTTTTCCTTTATCAGCGCCAAGGGTACGAAGCAGATCAACGAGCTCGGTATATTTCCAGGACGTAGGCAAGAAGGTAGGGATACGACGGAGCCAAGACAATTGAACAATCGCATGGTCCGCTTCATGGCTCATACCAAGTATGTCTTCAAAGTCCGGGTCGGTTTCACGCACTCGCTTTGATATATTGCTGAACGGCCCTTCCGGGAGTTCCATGTTTTTCACGACGTACTTGTATGCGAACTTTTCTTCCTTGGACATTTCGCCGTGATACTTTTCAAAGACCTTGTCCGGCATCGCAAGACCGTACTGCTTTTCCGCCTGCTTTCGTGTGAGGCAGAACGCCTCCGCTTGGTACTTGGCAATGATGAGCCGTTCTTGTGCTGGCGGGAAGATCCTACCGTGCTCGCCAAAGGATGTCGGGTCTATCTCAGTATGGCGTTTTCTCCACCGATAGAAATTGCTGCATCCCATCCACCGCCCATTGTTCAGGAACGCCATCTGTGACCATATATCCTCAAGGCTCTGCGGAGTGGGCAGACCAGACAGACAAACTTTGAGCGGAACTATATCACAGATCTGCATCAGCGCCTGAGTCGTCTTGGACTTGTGGTTCTTTATCCGTGTGGATTCATCTAGAAGTAGTGCGTCGGGCGGATGTTTATCAAAGGCACGGAGAAATTCTTTTGATAGAAACGCTTCATAGTTCACGAGCATCCATGCGCCTGATTCCTGGGAAAGATAAGTGTGCGCCTTCTGTATTGACGAACCTTCCAACAGGACGGGAACGATATACTCCTTCTGAAGTTCTTCTTCCCAGGAGAGGAGCGTTGTCTTTGGTGCTACTATAACAGAGATCTTCCTGCCGTTGATACGACGCTTGATCCACCGGATGGATGTTATAGTTTTCCCGAGGCGCATGTCCAGGGCAAAGAATGCCGACATCGCGGTATCGAACTTATTCGTCGCGTCCTTCTGATGCTGCCGTAGGGGCCGAAGCCGAAGGTTTCTCGCGTATATCATGTTTCCCCCAATCTACCTTGTGTGGTTTCTTGCATGCAGGGCAGCATTTCCACCACTCCCTTGGTCGCGCTTCGTGTGATATAACCAGACCACAGGACGAGCGCCATGTCCATCTCCAGTGCCCCGCTGTTCCGGGCTCTGGAGGAGTGTATTTCCAGAGACAATACTTCGCGGCTCTGGCGCGAGCACGTTCGCATTCTTCTTGAACTGTGATAGGTGACATGGGATCCCTCTATAAAAAGACCCCGCCCAAGAACCGTGATAACGGGAGGGCGGGGAGAAAAGCCGTGTTCGTGTGGTAGTGCGTCCGCTCTGGACCGATCTACGCTTGGCTCGGCGTTCTGTTATAGTATATCAGCCGTCCTGAACGTCGGAGTCGTCGTCAACGACAGGGGCTTTCTTGCCCTTTGCCTTGATACGGGTGGAACGGGCGACGACCTTATCAACGATGGAAGCCTTCTTCGGAGCCTTGGCCTTTGGGGCCTTGGCGAACTTCGTCAGGTCAAGACCTTTCACGACGATGGGCTTTTCGGCCTTTTCAAAGACCTTGTCGGTCAGAATCTGAACTTTCACGCCCTTGCGGTTGATGCGCTTGAGCAGACGATACGTCAGGCGCTCAATGGCTTCGGCGTTCTTGCGCGGGAAATTCATCTTAGCAACCTTCTGGATTGCGGCGAGTGAATTGCCTTGGGTGATGAGGGACGCGATGAGCGCCTTCAGTGTGAAGCCTGGAAAGGCTTCGGTATCTTTTGCAACGGCTGGCATGTGATGCCTCCTATTCCGATGGGTCAGGTCGGTTCCTGGACGAGAAGGAAGCGCTCGTCTCGCGTGAGTGTTATAGTATCAACGATCAGAAGATATCGTGGGTTGCACTATATCTTCGCATTGACTGGCGACCTCTCGGATAACCTGCCCGATAATAGTCTGGTCATTGAAACCGCCTCGCTGCCCAAGATTGATGCTCGCTTTGTTTCCGCTGGGTGCGTCAATGTGAAGCCAACAATCTCCACAAGGTTTCAGGCTGAGTCTAAGTCTTTGATCTGTCATAGCACGCTCTTGTCTTTGAGGAGAGCAAGTATAACAGGAAAACGCGGAACGCCAGAAGCGGAAACTCCCTGGAACTTTACCTTCGCCCAGGACCAGGGCATTGTGAGCGTGTCTTCGGTTTCCGGTTCTCGCTGTTTCAGATATCGCATCCATGTCTTGAAGTCTTCGCGCTTCTTTTCGTACAGACCAGGGCTCGTCGCCGTGAACGTTTCCTTCTTGTTCTTTGTGAGCATTTCAAAGACAAGGGTGTTCCGATTCTTCCCTTCGCCTTCCTGGGCTGAAACAATCTGAAACTCGTCATCGTCAAAGATCTTGTACTTGAGCAAGCCGGGAGAACGACCGCCGAAGTATGGGCTGGACAGGTTGCGAAGTATCACACCTTCGTATCCAGCCTCCACCATTTCTTCCGCATGAGCGTGGATTGACTTTTTGATTGGGAAGCAATAGGAAGGGAAAACATTGATGCAGGCTAGGGGCGGCAGAATTTCACGGAGGATTTCGTTCCGTTCTTCAAAAGTCATGCTCGGGTGATTGGGCACGACGCAGTCATAGACGATATACTGGAGCGCTCCCTTTTCCGGATGATCCGCACGTTTCACGATTGAAAGTATATCTTCAAACGAGCGACCGTGAATATAGAATTCCCCGTCCGGAATGATGGAAGGATATTTCTTTGGCGTGATCAACCGTGTCAGGTCTATGATTCGCGAACCTATAACAGATAATTGAGATTTCTGTCGGCTCGTGAACATCCTCGTTGACGTGCTGAACATGGCACGGACGCCATCTAATTTCGGCTGGCCGATCCATCCTTTCCAGGAATCGGGATCGTTTCGGACTGCCGCTGCTTGTGGCACCTTATGGCATGTCATGCAGGTAGGGGCATTGAGAACGGCTTTCTTTGCTGTACGGCTCATGATCAGTTCCCTTCTTTCTTTGATGTTGCTTGCCGTGATTCCAAAAGAAGGCCAAGTACCTGTGACATGACTGGCGCTTGCCCTGCGAGCCCTGCACCGCTTGTGATGCCAGAGCAAAAGACGACAAAGTCTTTATCTTGATTCGAAAGATGAGTCATGCCGTGAGCCGTTACTGTTATAGATTTGAAACTTTCCTTGAGGGCATTGGCGATCGCCTGTACCATATGTTCATTCGGTTCAATGCCAGTACATTCGCAGAACGCGCTTCCTGCCGCTAGGGCGATTTCTTCGGCGTTCTGGAGATGCTCATTGGCCTTGGCCTTTGGGGTTTCGTTGAATATCATACTATCCACCTTTCAAAGCGTCTTATCGCTTGAGGGATTGTGAGGGTTCCGGATTCTAGTTCGCGCACGAGCGCTTCGTAGCGGGAATCGTTGATTGTGTCGTCTTCCGCTTCTACTGTTATAGTTCCGAAGCGGAATGATCGCAGACAGGGTTCGCCGAGATCGTGTTCTAAGTGTTGGCACGGGGTGGTCATTTCTTCAACCTCTTTTTCTCTTTCTCCAATATCTGGATCGCCTCGATCAAGGCGATTTGTTTGCAGGTGTGAAACTTCCCAGTCAGTTCCAGGAATCTCACGAAGGTGAGAAACTTACCCTCCTTCGGGAAATAAGAACAGGACGCGCTCGGCTCCGCCTTCTTCATCCTTTTCTCCAGGGCAGCAATACGGTCCGCCTCCCTTTGGAGATCGGAACAGAGCGCCCCGTTATAGCATCGGCGATCGCTGGCATAGTACGGCTC